TGGTATAAATAGAAAACAACTATTAAGTGATATATGTGATATTACAAATGCTACACTAATAAATGAAGATCTAGGCGATGATATGGATCTTATAAGCGAAGATCATTTAGGTTTTTGTTCTAAAGTTATATCAAATAAAGATGAAACAGTTTTTCATGTTGATTTAGAAAACAATAATAGAGTTAATGAAAAAATAAATTTTCTTAAAAAAGAAATGGAAAACTCTAATGATAAAGTTTTAATAAACAGAAATCAACAAAGAATAAGTAGTTTAAAATGTAAACTAGCAATTGTAAAAGTAGGTGCTAGTTCGGAAGTAGAACTACAAGAAAAGAAAGATAGAGTTGAAGATGCTATTTGTGCTACAAAAGCTGCTCTCAAAGAAGGTATAGTCGCTGGTGGTGGCATAGCTTTATATAATGCTTCAAAAAATTTAACACCGAAAAATATAGGTGAAGAAGTATTATATTGTGCTATAAGAAAACCATTTGAAACTATATTGCATAATGCTGGTGTACAAGAATATGATACACCAAGTGCTGATGGTCAAGGATTAGATGTGGTTACAGGAAAAACGGTGGATATGGTAAAAGCCGGAATAATAGATCCTTTATTAGTAACTAAAAGTGCATTACGAAATGCAGCTTCTGTAGCTACAACTATAATGTCTACTGATTGCGTAATAAATAATATTAGAGTATGAAAGCAATAGGTAAATATATAGTCATAAATCCAATGAAACAAACTGAAGTAAAAACACAAGGAGGTTTGTTATTGTCAGAAGCACAAAGAGAAGATGTTAGATATCGTACTGCTAAAGTAAAATCTGTAGGATCAGATGTTAAAGCAATTAAAGCTGGCAATGAAATATACTATGACAAAGCTGCGGGATTTAATATAGAAATAAAAAATGAAATGTATAAAGTTATCAAAGAACATGATGTGGTTATAATATTATGAGTTTTAGCAAAAAGTTTAACAGTAAAAATCCCATAAGACAAAATAATCCTGGAGACGAAAAAGTTAAGAAACTAAGAAAAGAACTTAGAAGTAATTATAATATGCCTTTAAGTCCTGAAGATAAGTATCCAGATGTTGAACTTACAGATGATATGTTCAGTCCTTCACAAGACGCAGTGAGAAAGTGGAATCAAGCTAGATATGAGACAGGTAGATATGATGATCAACTAGGAGGTGGTAATTTAAAAAGACAAGAAATAAATTTAGCCTCTACACGTACTTTAAAACATCCTGATGAATATTATGATGAATATTATGAAGTAGTAAAAAAAGCTAAAAACTATAAAGATTTAGAAGGGCTTATAGTGCCAGGTAAAGACAATGAATTAGGTATGGATAATTTTGAATATGTTAAAAAGCATTTCACTAGTCCAGAAGCTATAAAAAATTGGTATGATAATGCAAGAGCAAATCAATCTTTTATAGGAAAAATGTTAGGAAGTGGAGATCGTATTGCGGGAGTTTATAAACCTGCTACTCATACTACATTTACAAAACCATTGAGTTTTATGAGCAAAATAAATCCATCTACACAACCTAGGTTTTCTACACAAAAGCATGAAGCAGCACACGCTGCTAGAGCTTTACCTCAAGATGATAAAATAACTGAAATTACTGGTTTTGTTCAACCTAAAGATTTAAACACAGATGCAGAACAAGGTGGGTATTATAATCGAGCAAATGAAATATACGCAAGATTAATGGCATTTAGATTAGATAATAATATAGATCCTAATAGAATATGGACTATGGAAGATATACCAGAGTTGAATAGTAAAATGAGAGGCTTTGATAATCTTAGACAAATAGGTGTAAAATATGAGGAAAGAGATAATATGCTTGCTCCAGGAGGTAAAGAATACATACAAGTAGGAGAAGGTTTATCTGATGAAAACTTATTGAGGCTAATGAATGAAGTTGCTAGTAATTCACCAGAAGAAACTTGGCAAGAAGAAATGCAGAGAAAAAATAATATGACATGAGATTAAGTTCTACTGACTTAAAAGAACTTGGTTTATTAAAACATTATCGCATAATACGTAAATGGGCATGCAAAACATGTAATCTTAAAGATGCGGATCTTGAGTTATTGATTTATTTAGATGCTATAAATTTATTTACAAAAGACGATTTTAAAAAAGGTACGTACTCCTATAGCTGGGACAACAGACGCTGGAACAGGTTGTTAAAGGAAGGGTGGATTAAAGTGTGGAGAGAAAGAAACCGCACAACCCAAAAGTATAACATATACAAAGTATCCGTAAAGGTAAACAGCTAATTGCACGTATGTACCGTATTATGCTAGGTGAAGAAGATATACCAACTAATTCTAAAACTAACATGATAATGAAACAAAACTCTTATATGGATAAAGTTTTATCAAGAGCTATTATCAATGTAAATAAAGATAAAAACAAATATGGCTTATAAACAAAAACCATTTTCCGGTCACTATAGTACATCTCCTGCTCAAGAGTGGGATTGGTACGAAGATAATGTGGCAGATAGAGGTTATTTAGGATCTGCTGCTACAGGCGCTAGTATTGGAGCTCAAGTAGGATCAATAGTTCCAGGCGTTGGTAATGTAGTAGGCGGTGTTGTTGGAGGCATTATAGGTTTAGGAGCAAACTATGTACAACAAGATGATAGTATATTTAACCAAGATAAAGATTATAACTCAGGTGTTAATTCTATGACAGAATATATAACTGGTTATTCAAATGATGCTTATGGTCAGCAAATGAAGCGCCAAGAAGAATTAATGCAAGAGTCTATAGAGGAAAGAAAAGCACGTAGTCGCGCAATTAACGAAAGACTTAGAGAAAAAAGAAGACTGGCGTCAAGTATAGAATCAGCTTCAGAAAATAAAAACATAATGGATCCTGAAAAAGTTGGAACTAATTTATATAAGTTGCAAAAAATAAAAAAAGGACAATTAACTAATGTAAAACCAGTAGACACAGGTATGGGACAAAATTGGAATGAATACAAAGCTAAAACATCACCAGCTGCACAGTTAGCAGGTAGAGCTTCGAGACCAGAAGCAAGTAATAATTTGACTCCTATAGCTAGTCCTTTTTCTACTAATCAAACAGCTTTAAACGGTCAAGATGAAACTAATCTAGCCGTTCAATACGCAAGATTTAACAGCATAGCACAAGATCTTTCACCTATGCAAAAATATAAAAATAAATAAATTTAAAGTTATGCCAAGTTACGGAGAAAAACAAAAGCCTGCAGGCGTGGAATTACCTTGTGGTTGTAAACCGTTAGGAACTAGAGTTATGAAAACTAATAATTCTACTATAACACCTACGTTAAGACAAATAGATAACATAGAGTATAAAGGAAACGCTGTACTCAATGCTAACAAATAATGGGACTAGACGATTTAAAGTTATATTGTCTTAATATAACTTCTTTCACGATCGCAAGTTTTGATTGGTTAGAACCTGTTTTAAAAATATTATTATTAGTCACTACTCTTGGCTATACTGTTCATAAATGGTGGAAACTAAAATATGAGGGAAATAAATAAAATAATCGTACATTGCTCTGCTACAAGAGAAGGTGAAAATTTTGAAGTATCCGAAATACGCAAATGGCATGTAGAAGGTCGTGGCTGGAGCGATATCGGATACCACTTCTATATCGACCTGTATGGTAATATACACAAAGGTAGAGATATAGCTAAAATCGGAGCTCATTGCAAGGGGCACAATCGTAATTCGATTGGGATATGCTATTGCGGAGGCGTTGAAGCAGATGGTAAGACTCCGAAAGATACTAGAAATACAGAACAAAAAGAAGCATTATTATGTGTACTTAGAACTTTGAAAGCTATGTACCCTAATGCTATAATACATTCACACAACGACTTTGCTAATAAAGCATGTCCATCATTTGACGCTACTAATGAATATGAAGATATCTGAAGGAACAGAATTTAAAATAGATTTAAAAACTGTAGTGAGTATAATAGTGGTTACTTCTATGTTTGTAGGTATGTATTATACTTTACAGTCAGACATAGATGATGCTAAGAAATTACCACCAGCTGTAATAGATCGTATTGAATATGATTTAAAACAGCAATGGCAAACAGAACATATTGAGGATTTAGAAGAAAAAGTAGATGAAATACTTTTTTGGTGTAGAGAAGTAGATGGTAAATTGCAAAATAAAAAAGATAAATAATGTATATGGAACAATTAAAAAAAGTAATTAATTCATCTTGGGTTAAGTCAGCAGCTATTGGTTTAATAGGTGTTGTTATGATTTCAGAAGGTCACGTATTTTATTCTGGTATTGCATTTGGTTTTGCAGCTAGAGAGTTTTTATTAATGCTTAAACCGTAATGGCTTTTAAACTTAGACCTCCGTACATCATAAACAATACACCTGTTTATAGAGTTCCTGATGATGAAAACGTAAATGGTAGAGCTAATAAAAATGGCACTATAGTAATTAATCCGGATAACATGGATTCTCCAGCCCAAGAAGCAAATACTATATCGCATGAAATGACTCATGTAAAACAGTTTAAAGATTTTGAACAGAGTGGTGGTAAAAAAGGATTAGATTATGAAGATGATCATATAACTTGGAATGGTAAAAAATATCCTAGAAAAAATGGTAAAATAAAATATAAAGGAAAGTGGAGACCAGAAGGTTGGCCTGAATTTCCTTGGGAACAAGAAGCTTATAGAAACGAAACGTAATGGCAAAAAACTTTAAAAACAAAGGCGCGTATAAAAAATGGCTTGGCTATATATATGCGAATGATTTAAACAAACCTGGTGGCGAAGACGTAACCATCGGCGGTAAAAAACACAAGGTAGATAGATCTACTGCAAAACAAATTAATATGAACAAAACACACGCGTATCAAGCTAAGCCAGATTATATAGATATTGATGGTGATGGCAACAAAAAAGAATCAATGAAAGAAGCTGCTGCTAGTGCTAAGTCACCTGCAAAAAAATATGATAGAGTTGTACTTGGCGGAAATAAAGGTGATAAATCTAAAACTCACAAAGGTAAAGATTATTCACCTGCACCACAAAAAGGTAAAAGTTATAAAAAGAAAACATCAGCTGAACATCCTGATGTAGATAAACCAATACCAGGAGGTAATAAAGGTAAAAAAGAAGATTCACCTGCCACACAAAAAGTTAAACCACCTAAATCTAAAAAAAGAATTAAACCAAATGACGCTTACAAGGTAACATCAACTGAACATCCTGATGTAAAAAATTCACCAGCTAAAATGAATCGTTATGATAAAGATATGATGCATGAAAGAGAATTAATCTACGATGCTAAAAAAGAAATTCATAAAGAAGATGTTGCTAAACATAAATCAATGGCAAAACAAGGTACTTCTTTTGCTGCACGATTCCATGCGAAGAGTCCAGTTAATAAAATGCATTATGGAAAATCTCCAGCTGGAAAATTTGAAGCGTTTGATCAAATGGACACTTACGATGCTAAGAAAACAGCAGGCATGTCTCCAGCTATGAAACAAGGCTGTCAATTAAGTAAACACATGAAATCTAGATAATATGGCATTCAAGATGAAACCTCGAGGTGCTAATAAAAACCCCTATGGTAATTTTATCCACAGGGGTTTAATATCACCAACTCACCAACAAGACACACAAGAAAGTGTAGATAAAGAAGCGGAAGCAAATGTAACATGGAGCGACTGGAGTGAATGGGCAGATGATCCAAACAACCCTGGTCAAGAAATTAGAACAAGAGAAGGAAAAGGTGAAGCAGTAGGTTTTAGTGAAGATCCATCTGAAAGAGAAAAACAAAAGCAATGGATAAAAGATAATCCAGAGCTATATAAAAAATTATTAGCTGAAAAAAATAAGAAAGAAACTGAAACTAGAGAAAAACCTAAAACAGAGGAAACTCAAGTTAAAAAAGATGTCAAACCTCAAGCTCAAAATTTAAGTCAAGAAATACAAGACTTTGATGTTTACACGGGTGCTTATTCAACATATTGGGATGGTGAAAAGTGGGTTCGTAGTGGAAGCGGAACTGTAGAAGCACAGAATAGACAAACTGGTAAAGAAGGGGAGTATGATGAAAGTTATGAATACAGCGATCAAGGAGTAGATAAAGATTTTGAAGGTGTAGCTGATGATCAAATACAAAAATCAGCGGATATTATGGAACAGCAAGATCTTGATCAAAATTTATCTGTGGAAGTAATTGATGAAGATGATTCACCTATGAAACAGACTAAATTAAAATCTTTTGTTAGAAATTATTTGCATAGTAGATCACCTATGAAACAAAAGACTACTTATATATCCAATGTTGAATCTGAGAAAAAAGGTGTAGAAGGTTGGAAAGAAAATAAAGCTAGATACGAAAACGCTGAAAAATTAAAAAGTCATTTAGAAAGTTCTGGTAAAGGAGATAAAGCTAATCTTGATGTAGATTTAGCGTTTAGATCAATGTTACCTGAAGTAGAAGTAACGCCAACAAAACAAGAAAAGAAAAAAGAAGTTAAGTTAGATGATGTTGAAGTTACTCAAGTTTCGCCATCAAGAACAGAAGTTAAAGTTAACGATAAAAAACATTCAGCCAGATTAGGTGGTAGTTTTTAATGAAAAATAGATCTAAAACAGGATACAAAGAAGATAGTCCTCACGTAAATAGAGAATATAACGTAATACCTGGTGGTGATATAACTATGAAAGGTGTTGAGTTTCCTATATTAGGCACTGATGATAGAGGTTATACAAAAGTAATGTATCCTGGAAATGATTATAATTTTAGAGGGGCAAAATGGGTAAAGGAGATACCAATAAAAAGAAATTTAAAGAAACAAAAGTAGGAGAGTTTTTAAGTAAAAAAGCTCCTGACATATTAGACAAAGTAGGTGAGTTTTTACCAAATCAAGGAGGACTTGGTATAGTAAAAAATCTTATATCTAAAGATGACACTATGTTAGTTAGAGACAAAGATATGGCGTTAAAACTTTTAGAACAAGATATTGCTGATATGGAAAATGTCTCAAAAAGATGGGATAGTGATATGAGTAGTGATTCATGGTTAAGTAAAAACACTAGACCACTTACTCTTATATATTTAACTTTTGCATCAACATTATTGATAATAATAGATTCTTTTCATACTATGTTTGATGTTGATACAGCATGGGTTGAATTATTAAAAACATTATTAGTAACAGTATATGTAGCGTACTTTGGTTCTAGAGGCGCTGAAAAAATAACAAATATAAATAAAAAATAAAATGGCTAAAATAACTGAAGTAGATATAGCTGGTACAGTAGGTGAAATGCAAGCAGAACCAAGGGTATTTGCACATGACGCTAAACTTTTAGATTTAACTAACACTGGTGGAGCTGATGAGTTTGTAGATGTATTACCAACTGGAACTCCAGCAGCTGGAGATGAAGTTGTAGTATTACAAAGAGGAGCTTGTCTATACGTAGGTGGCGCAGGTAATGTAGACGTTGAAATGGAAAGTGGAAGTAGAGTTACTTTTACTGGAGTAGCTGCAGGTGCTTTTCTTCCAATATTAGTAACAAAAGTTTATTTAACTGATGCTGGTGGATCTGCTACAACTACCGCAACTGATATATTAGCATTATTCTAATGTCAGCAATAGGTATAACAAATACAATACCGTGGATAGCTAGTTTACCTGGTCAAAGCGGAGGAGGTCCAACACCACCACCAACTGGTGATTTTATAGCTTTAGAGTCAGGATTAACTGACATAGTGCTTTTAGAAGATGGAAGTAAAATTGAATTAGAAACATAATAAAAAAATGGCAAATAAACCAATTAGTGATAATACAGCATTTCCCTTCGAGACTAATGTAAGAGCAATCGCGGGACTAGCTGGATATATAACAGGCACACCTAATAGTAATGTTAAAATAGGTGGAACAGCATTAGTACAAAGTGTGATAAATGGTGGTTCTGCCAACGATGGCGGATTAGCTGTATATGCTACTAGTGGATCTGGAAAAGAATTAGCTACATATATAAGTTTAAATTATTCATCTGGTACTACGAGTACACCAGCTATATTAGAACTGGGTACACCTAGTCATCCAAGTACAGTTCAAATATCTGGTAACTTTAATGGACCAGATCCTTTCGTTTCTCCTAAACTTACATTCTTAACTAAAAATACAACTACAGGTTCTAACACAGTTTCTATTGAACCTAGTTCCGCAGCTACTGCTGATCAATCTTTAATTATACCTCCAGCACCAGGTGCAATAGGGCAAGCTTTAAGAGCTGGAAGCGTAAGCTCTGGAGATGTGTCTTTAGAGTGGTATACCCCAACAGATGATAACACTACGTATGATTTAAGCACATCTGCTTCAGGCGTTTTAGGACAAATAGATTTAGTTGGTAGTGATGGAACAACTGATGTAGTGCAATTAGAAGGCTCAGGTACAGTAAGTGTTTCTTCTGACGCTAGTGGGTTAATAACTATAACTGGAGCTAGTAGTGGAGGCGCAAGTGCTTTTACTACATTAACAGCTGCTGATGAAGTAGATTGGGATTACACTACTGATGGACCTAATATAAAATTAACATTAGGACTTGGATTAGAAAATAAACTAATAGTAAATACATTGTCAGAATTTCCTGATGGTAGTGAAGGTTGGTTAATTATAGATCCTGCATCTGAACAGGTTTATAAACTACCTGATGAAGATTATGGAAGTGCAACCGGTATAAAGAGTTTAATACCTAGTGGTGATGTTGCTTTTGGAGGTACTAATCCTGTATTGTTTCACTGGACTTATGATGGTTCAACTTTTTATTGGACTAAATTTGAGAATATTATTGAACCTGTAAATTATAGACCAAGCGTTCAATTTGATACTACAGACTTAATAGCTTATTACACTCCAGCTGCTTTCAATCAAGCAAGTGCAGGTACTGTAACTGCTGGAGCTACAGTAGAAAATTTAAGCAATAGTAATAGTATAGGAGATTTAATAACGTCAACTAGTGTTTCTAGTTTTACATTTTCACCAAAAACAGCAACTGATCCTGCTTACTGGACTATGGGTGGAGGTGCTAATTCTATATTTAGAAGTTCAGATTTAGCAGCTAGTTTATCTAGTACATCAACTTTTATGGGTTGGATGAAAGGACCATATACTAGCGACGCATTTGATGCGGTGTTTGATTTTTGGGGTACACAATCTGGAGCTGCATATGATCAACAGGTATATCTTACAAGTTTAGAATTTAGATTATATTCACCTAATTATACATGGGGTTTTCCTGCCTTAGAAGATTATACAGCAACTGGCGGAGCTAACTTAGATGAAGAATGGATATTTATGTCTTTTGCTTTTGATCCTGGAGCTGGAACAGTTAGAGCTGGTATAGCTTGTGAAAGCTCTTATGATGCAGCTGTTGCTGCTGGCGGAGCTACTAATTGGGATTATGATGGTAACGGAAATACGGTAGCGGTAGATGCTAATGGAATATATTTTGAAACTAGTAGTGTACTTGTTTTACAAGAAACGAATTTTGAAAATTTTTATTTAAATAACTCCTACACTGGCAGTGCTATTGGAAATGAAAATGAAGGAAAAAGTTGGGGAGAATTTGGTATATACAGTGGAGCTGTAGCTGACTCACAAGTAGTAGCAAGTTTTAACGGCTCTAGAGAAACATATGGTATAACATAAATTATGATAGGTAATGCTCTTCCGATTCCTTGGTTGAGGAGCATATATAGTTCCTCTGGTCCAACTGAAAATCCTTTCATTATAAAAATAGACACTAATCAAAGACCATCTTTAAATGATACATTTGTAATAGGAGTTGATCCATCTTTTACTTATGACTTTAATGTAGATTGGGGAGATGGAAGTAAAGACACAGGGGTAACTACACAAATATCTCATACTTATAGTTCTACAGATGTTTATGAAATTAAAATAACAGGTACTTATCCTAAACCTGTTTTCAATGTGCCTTGGGATAATATTTTGTTGATATTAGATTTGATGCAATGGGGAGATGTAGAATTTGAAAGTTTAGAAAATGCTTTTAACAACGCTACGTTTTTTGGTAATCCTGATGGAACAACTTCAACACCAGGTGTGCCACTTAGTGCAACAGATACACCTAATTTTTCAAGTAATTTTCAAAGCAATGGACTTAGTAATTGGTGTGCTTTTTGTATGTTCACTTCTATACCAAATGTAAATAATTGGCAATTGCCACAAAGCTTAACAAGTTTAGAAAATTGTTTTTATTATTTAAGATATTGGAATGATAGTATAGCAGACTGGGATGTATCATATGTAGGTAGTTTTGAGAATATGTTTTATTTTTCTAGAAACTTTACTAATAATGGGCAAGACTTTGATTCGTGGGAACCAGGTAAAAACTATGTAGGAGATTTATCTTTTAAAAGCATGTTCTACTATTGCGATAATATGGTAGATCAAGCTATATGGCAACAAGATTTATATTTGTTAGGTATTAATTTAATTGATACAAGACAAATGTTTTATGCTTGTGAAAAGTGGAAATTAGCTCTGCAAGGTTGGGATAACACATCGGTTAAGATAAGCCAAATAGAAGAAATGTTTGCACGGGTTAGTAATTATTATAATGGAGCAAACAATAGACCATTTACAGATGAAGGTTTAAAAACAGATTTTTTTGGTTGGGATTTTAACACTAATAAAACATCATTACGTTCACTGTTTGATCAAGCTTGTTTTGATGCTACATTTAATGCTAATATAGATGGACATACTGCAACTAACATAACGAACTTTGACAATATGTTTTCTAGTACGTTTTTATGTTCACCATCAAGTGCTGATAATTGGATATTAGGAAGTAGTCCAAATATTACGATGCGTGGGACGTTTCAAGGAAGAACATATAACGGTAATGAGCGAAGAGGTTTAGATTGGAAAGGAACTTATGGAGCCGTGCAAAGTCTTAATGGTTGGGATGTTTCAAATGTTATAGATTTTGAAAGTTGTTTTGATAGTGCTCAATTTAATAATGGGCCTGACGACTGTAAACCTATAATAGGTACTTGGCAATTATGTACAGATCCAACTGTAAATGTATCTTTAAAAAAGATGTTTAGAAATAGTCAATTTAATGATACATTAATAAATGATGCTGTAAAATGGGACACTTCTAGAGTTAACTCTATGTATGAAACATTTGGTGGTTCACAAGGAACAAGATTCAACCAATCATTAAGTAATTGGAATACAAGTAATGTTAGTGGAGATGGCATGAGGCAAATGTTTTATTATAATGGATTTTTTAATCAGGATATATCTCACTTTGATTTATCAAATATAACTAGTATAAATAGGATGTTTGATAGAACAGGATCTTATAGTTACGGTTTTGATTGGATGGAAATACCTAATTTAACAGATGGCACTAGGTTTCAATTTCAATGGAAATTTGATACACAAAAATATACTGATACACTAAATGCTTGGGCTTTATATTATTATAATAGGCAAGTAGCAGGTAATACAGTTCCACAAAATATTACGATGACATTTAATAACGTAGCTTTTTGGGGAGTAACAAATTATTTTATAGCAGGATTAAACACGCTTCCAAATGGTTTAACTACTAGAGATTATTTAGTTACTTCCACCGGAGCTGCAACACCTGGGTTAGGATGGGCGTTAACTGATGGAGGAGGTATATAATGGATTTTGAAAAAGAATACTATCAACTTCATTTTGATGAAAGTAGATTTTATGATAGCAATACTGAATTTGTATTTTATATAGGATTTAGAGTTACAAGAGCTTTAAACTTTATAGTAACAGATAGAGAAGTAAGACAATTTGGAGCTATAGAAACTGAAGAAAATATCAAATCTTTGTGGGAAGTGGAAACTTTTAATAAAGCAAGTGATTTTTATAAGAGAATACAAAAGTTTTTACCAGCGGTACAAACACTTTAATAATTAAATTTAATAAAATGAATAAAATAAAAGAAGAACAATTAACTAAAATTAAAGATCAACAAACATCTTTAAATAATACTATTGCTGAAATAGGTATATTAGAAACTAAAAAACATCAACTACTGCATAATGTAGCTTCTATAAATGCTAGTATAGAAGAATACAAAAAAGAACTAGAAAAAGAATATGGATCTATCAATATAAATTTAGAAGATGGAACATACACTGAAGCAGTAGAAGAAACTGAAGAACCAGCAGTAGCTGCAGTATAATGTCTAATATAATTAGAAAAATCAGTATAGGTTCTGATTACAAAAATGATGCAATGCATTATTCGGTGGGTCAAGAAGTATATGGAGGTCATACTATTTGTGATATAATTGGTGACAAAGAAGATGGAGAATATTTGATCTATATACAAAAAGCTGATGAAGTAATTCCTTGGAAAAAGTTTAATCGTAATATGGCAGTTGCGGTTGAGTATGATTTAAACTATTAATGAAAAGTTTATATCAATTTATTATTAAACCTTACAAAGATAGATACGAAAATAAAGTAAAAATAAATAATAAGGAATTAATAGTAAATACAAGTATTGAACATCATTTATTTGTTAGTAAAAAAGCTGTAGTAGTTTCGACTCCTGCAGCTTATAACACTAACATAAAAGTTGGAGATAAAATATATGTACATCATAATATATTTAGAAGATATTATGATATGAAAGGTAAAGAAAAAAATTCATCAACATATTTTAAAGATGATTTATATTTTGCTTATCCAGAACAAATATACATGTATAATAATAAATGCCATTTAGATTATTGTTTTGTATCTCCTATCAAACAAATAGATGATTTTAGTACATCCAAAGAAAGAGAACACTTTGGTATATTAAAATATTCTAATAAGTCGTTAGAACGCGTAGGATTAAGTCCTGGAGCGCTTATTACATTTACACCTAACTCAGAATTTGAGTTTATTATAAATGGTGAAAGACTTTATTGTATGAAATCAAATGATATAGCTATAACTCATGAATACGAAGGAAACGAGAAAGAACATAATCCAAGCTGGGCGCAAGGCAGTTGATGAGCTTATAAAAGTAGCTGAAGAAAAAATCATTACACATACTGATGATGATGTATCAGCCGATAGATTAAAAAATGCAGCAGCCACTAAAAAGCTTTGTATTATGGATGCGTTTGAAATATTACAACGTATTGAAGAGGAAGAAGCTATACTAAGTGGTAAACCAAAAGAAGAAAAAAAAGAAAGAGTATTTAAGTTTGCAGAAGGGAGGAGCAAGTGAGTTATAAGCAAACTTTGTGGCATGAAATAAAAGACTATATAAATCCTAAAATACTTAAAAAAAATAATAGGTATAAAAAATGGAAATATGGTTATAATGATGAATATGATTTTGTTTGTATAAGTAAAGACGGAACTATTGGATCAATCATTGAAATACAAAACCTTCGCATTGCTTTACCAAAAGCAAATGAACCATATAAACGAAGCGAAGATAAAGCGGAACAATATTGGGAAAAGTTTGAATACCCAAAAGAATTACAAAGGATAAAAACTAGATTTGACTGGGAAGAATATCCAATAGATTTTAAAGAAGAGTGGTACGATTATATAGATGAAGAATTTAAACGTAGAGAAAAAGGTTTTCATTTCTACAATAATGGCAACCCTGTATATATTACTGGTACTCATTACATGTACTTGCAGTGGTCCAAGATCGATGTCGGAGCACCTGACTATAGAGAAGCCAATAGATTATTTTTCATCTTCTGGGAAGCGTGTAAAGCGGATGACAGGTGTTACGGTATGTGTTATCTTAAAAATAGAAGGAGTGGTTTTTCGTTCATGGCATCTGCAGAACTTGTCAACTTGGCCACGATTAGTTCCGACTCGAGATTTGGGATCT